GTTTCGCAAAAACCCGCCTGAAAGCGCGTTGATTGCCGAGGTGAATTGGTCTGACAATCCATTCTTTCCGCCGGGCCTTGAGACGCTACGCCGGCGCGAACAGGAACGGCTTGACCCGGCCACGTATGCCCACGTCTGGGAAGGCGCGTATCTCGAAAACAGCGATGCGCAGGTATTCTCTGGCAAAGTAAGCGTTGAGGCGTTCGAGCCACAAGACGGATGGGATGGCCCATATTACGGAGGTGACTTTGGCTTTTCACAAGACCCAACGGCAGCGGTGGAGGTTTGGATTGCAGGGGATGAAATCCTTATCAGGCGCGAGGCGGTCAAAACGGGCTTGGAACTGGACGACACCGCCGCGTTTGTTACTGGCAAGATACCGGGCTTTGAAAAGCAAGTAAGCAGATGGGACAACGCGCGGCCAGAAAGTATCTCACACCTAAAGCGCCACGGACTTCCGCGCGCAATAGCGGTAGACAAATGGAAGGGCAGCGTAGAAGATGGCATTGCGTATCTGCGCAGCTTTCGCCGCATTGTTATTCACCCCGAATGTGATAACATGCAGCGCGAGGCGCGGCTCTACAGTTACAAGGTTGACAGGCTGACAGGCGACGTAACAACTGATATAGTGGACGCGCATAACCACGGCTGGGACGCCGTTCGATACGCAATAGGGCCGATGATTAAGTATAAGCATGAGGCTCACACAGAAGTCTTAGATATTCCGGGGCTATAATGGCGACAATAAACAGCATCACTATCGGGTCAGAAGTCACCCACCCGGAATACACGCCGGAGATTGCGCAGGAGTGGCGCTTGATGCGTGACGCCTACCGGGGCGAGGTGGCAATCAAAAAGCGCGGCGAGACATACCTTCGTAAGCTAGACGGTTGGTCTATGAAGGCCGATAAAGGATCGTCTAAGTATGAAACATTCATATTTAACGCCCGCTTTCCTGAGATCGTTTCAAACGCCATTAGGTCGATGGTAGGGATTGCGCACTCGCAAGACTGGCAGATTGAATTGCCTGCTGCGCTTGAGCCATTGCGCGAAAACAGCGACGGGCGCGGATTGCCGATTGAAAACCTATCCCGCCGGATTACGACTGAACTTCTGATCACGGGCCGGTATGCACTTCTGGCCGATGCCCCTGCCGATGGTGGGGATATTTATCTAGCTGGATACACCGCAGAGCAGCTTGTGAATTGGTCCGAGGATGACGATTTTTATACGCTTGTCGAGTTGCGCTATCGGCGCGATGGCGAGGTATACACAAGCGTCACTCATAAGCGTGTTCTGGAATTGGTAGACGGTCGCTATCTTCAAAAGGTCTATGACGATAGCGAATTGGTCGAGGAATACGAGCCTAGCGTTCGCGGTGGCCGGGCGCTTGACATGATCCCGATTGCAGTTGGTGGCGCGATGGATCGTGACCTGACGCCAGATACCCCGCCTTTGATCGGCGTAGCGCGTGCTGCATGGTCGCATTATCAGCTATATGCGCTTTACCGGAACGCGCTTGAGCTTGGCGTTTCGTCTACTCTTGTCGGGGTAGACATTGCAGACCCGCCAAAGGCTATTGGCACTGGTCTATATGTCGGCATTCAGTCAAAGCAAGATAATAAACAGGGTGACCTAAAGTATGTTACGCCTGACGCTTTGGAAATTGACGGACTAGTCACAGCAATGGATCGAGAGCAGCAATCGGCCATTCGGTCCGGCGCGCAGATGTTTGATAACACCCCGCGCGGGCAGGAAAGCGGGGAAGCCCGACGCCTTCGTTTCAGTGCAGAAACTGCCACCCTATCGAGCGTGGTTAATTCATCCGGGGCCATTATGGAAAGCGCCCTAAAGCAAGCCGCGATCATGGCCGGGGCAAATCCCGACGAAGTTGTCGTAGCACCGCCGCAAAACCTTCTTGAAGGCCGCTTGGACGCGGGCGAAATTCAGGCGCTTGTCAATGCTTGGGAGCGCGGCGCGTTTGGATACTCGACGTTGTATGAAAACCTGCAACGGGGCCGGATCGCATCGCCCGAGCGCACGTATGAGGATGAAGAACGCGAGATTGATCGCGACTTGCCTGATATTGCGCCCGGTGATACAGTATAACACGTAATCAACCGCCCTGATGGGGCAATGATGGAGAATAACGCCGATGGCGCTGAAAGTAGCACTAGAAACCCTTGATGACCTCGATGAGGCCACTCAATCGCTTTACGTTGAAAAGGACGGCGCTTACGTGCTGGACCTTGAAGGCGTGGACGACCACCCGGACGTTGCTAACCTGCGCAATGCCTATCAGTCGGAAAAGACTAAGCGGCAAGAGCAGGGCCAAAAGCTGGCCGACAAAGAGGCGGAACTTGCTGAGGCTTTGAAAAAGCCAAAAGAGGACCGCACCAAGGCGGATGACGCTGAAATCGTGCGCTTGCGTGAACAACTTGAAAAAGAGCGCGACGATGCGCTTGGCAAGGCGACGGAACTGGAAAAGCAGGTTTATGGACTGACGGTCGAAAACCAGCTTGACGCGGCCATTCGGGAAGCGGGCATTACTGAGCCTGCATTCCAAACGGCGGCAAAGGCATTGCTAAAGGACGGCGTGAAGCTGCACGAAGGCAAGCCGGTGGTTGATACGGATATGGGGCCTGTAGGCTTGGCAGAGCACGTCAAGCGGTGGGCTTCGAGCGATGGGGCCGCTTTTGTTTCCCCGCCTAAAGGCGGTGGTGCGGGCGGAAAGTCTGGTGGTGCTGCAAAGCAAAACCCAATGTTTGAGAAGGTGCCTCAGTTGGCTGACCTTCCCGAAAAATGACATGAAAGGATAAGCCATGTCTCTTTCCGATATGCAGGTGTTTAACGACTACATCATGCCTGCCACCATCGTATCGCTTGATCAACAGATCAACGCATTTAACGCGGCCTCGGGCGGCGCTATCGCGCTTTCCAACGAGGGCATGACTGGCGACTTTATGCGCGAGAGCTTCTTTGCATCTCTTGCCGCTGCGCGTCGTCGTGTTGACCGCTACTCGTCTAACGGGTCGCAATCGGCAACTGCCCTGACCGAACTCAAGGCGTCAAAGGTCAAGGTCGCTGGCGGGTTCGGCCCGGTTAGTTATGAGCCTTCTCAAATGACTTGGCTTCGCCGTCCCACGCAGCAAGGCGTTCAGGCAGCCTCCACAGCATTTGCCGAGTTGCTTTTGCAGGATCAGCTTAACAGCGCGATTGCTGCGCTTGTGGCGGCTTTGGAAAACAACGCCAATGTCACGAACGACGTTTCTGGTTCGGCGGGTATGACCTATGGCGCGATCAACGGCGCACATGCTCTGTTTGGCGATGGTTCAGGCCGCATCCTGACCAATGTCATGACTGGAACCGTTGCGCACAAGCTGGTTGGCGACAACCTGACCAACGGCGAACGCCTGTTCACCGCTGGCGACGTGACCGTGATCGACATTCTGGGCAAGAACGTCGTAATCACCGACGCCCCGGCGCTGTATGAGGCTGGCACTCCGAACAAGTCGAAGGTTTTGGGCCTGACCCAAGGCGCGGCGACTGTTGAGGGCGCAAGCGACGTTGTGTCGAACGTTGAGACCAGCAACGGCAAGGAGCGGATCGAAACGACCATGCAGGTTGACTATTCGTTCACGCTTGGCCTTCGCGGCTATAGCTGGGATGAGGCAAACGGCGGCAAATCCCCGACTGACGCCGAAATCGCAACAGGCACCAACTGGGATAAAGTCGCGGAGTTTGACAAACTCACCGCTGGCGTTGTTGCAGTTGCCGACGCAGATCAGTAATCGGTTTCTTGAGGGGCTGGCAGTGCTGGCCCCTTTTCTAAGCCGATAGGAGATCGCGATGAAAATCAAATACGAGCCTCACCCCGTTTCGCCTGAGCGAAAGAAGGAACTTCGCGCACAAGGGTTCAAGATTGTTGATGCGCGGTTTGATCCTAAGCCAAAGCTTGAGCAAACCGATGAGAAGCCAAAGAAGCGCGGGCGTCCTCGCAAATCGGAGGTGACGCATGGCGTTAACGATTGAAGACGGCACGGGGGTTGATGGGGCGGATAGCTTTATCACAGTGACCGAGTGCAGCGACTTTGCGACGGCATATTTTGGTCATAGCCTGACGGGCATTAACGCCACGAAAGAAGCCGCACTGCGCCGCGCATTTGCTCGCATGGCCGTTTTACCTTGGGCGCTGGACGATGAGGGCAATTCGCTTTGGCCCACTTTTGGCGGCACAATCCCCCAAGCAGTAAAGAATGCGCAGTCTGTTTTCGCACGGGTGGAGTTTCAAAATGAGGGCGCGCTTGCGCCTGTGGTGGATCAGGCTAATGCCAAGGTTCTAAGCGCAGTTGGCTCTATTCAATGGACCGTCAAGCCGGGGCCAACAACGGTAGACGCGGCGCGCAAAACGGTCCTGATGGCTGAGGATTTTTTGAACGCGGCGGGGCTTTTGCAGAAAGACCTTGGCGGCGTGGCATTTTTGGAAAGGGCATAGCATGGCTGACACAGTAAAGATGACGCATAAGAACGGCGGGCAGACTGCCACGGCCAACGTGCCTGAGGGCGCGGTAGAGGGCTGGAAGGCGGCGGGCTGGAAGGTTGCGGCCAAGCCAAAACCAAAGCCCAAGCCGAAGGCGGATGAATGACCGGCGCATCTATTGCAAACGAGGTTTCCGCCGCGCTACTTGAAGTTGGCGTGGAATTGGGCGACGGCACAGAATACACCGTTCAGCTTATCCCGGCAGTGACGGGCGGAAAGCCGTGGGATGCCCCTAGCGCCGCGCCTGACCCTATCCAAATGCGCGCCTATGTCGAGGACTTTCGCAGCGACCTATTCAACGGCGCGCCCGTTCAGGCTGGCGACAAAAAGGTTATGCTGGACGCGACAGGGGCCGCGCCTAAGCCGATGGATACGCTTGTGATTGATGGAGTAAATCACAGGATCGAGAACGTCATGCAGCTAGGCGGCGCAGGCGTTCCCGTCCTGTTTATGGCGCAGGCTAGGAAAAGTGGTTAATCCGACGAAGCTTTAACGCGGTCACGCTCTTCATGGTCACATTTTACGCTTTGAACTATTTCGTAATCATTTAGCTGGCCTTCGTTTAGCCCGATCCAATAGCCTCCATCGAATTGAACGCTTTCCGGCTTTAGGCTTAAATGGCTGACGAAGAAATGCAAAACTTTTGGCTTCCCGCCATAACCGCCTAGCCATTGCTTCCGCGTTATTTGCTTATACATATAATGGCGCTTTCGCCGCGCCCCGGTGAAATGATATACTTTCAAAACGTCCCCCACGCGAAATGGTATGCCTTTTTTATCGCACGTTTCGTCACTCATCTTCATTCACCTTTCGTTTGTTCTCTGCATCCCAAGCGTCCACTTGCGCGGCTTGGTCTTGTGTGAGCCATACAAAGCGGCGGGCAACAAGGCCCATTGCTTTTAGGCGGCGCTGTATGGTCCAGCGGGATTTCATTCCAGAGCATCCAAGATGCGGCGCTCATAGTCGGCTTGCGCGGCGGCTTTAGCGGCTTCTTCTGATGAAAATTCGCCTATTGTTGATCCAGATAAGGTAAGCGCGAAAACTCCATTCATTAAGCCGTAGCCTATGTGCACCCGATATTGCATCATTTCGCCTACTGTCTTTCGATCTTCCCACACCAGCGGCTTGACCTTGGGCGCGGCTAGATCGGCGCGGATGTATTCGGTCATCTGGTGGTGAGGACGAGACTGCCACCATGTAGAACGATATTTGCCCGCCCAAATCCGTTCAGGCAATTTGTTTTCGTCACTCATCTCATTCATCCTTCATAGATGCCCCCGCGCGTGGCGGGGGCGGTGGGGTTAGGTGGACAAAAGGCCAGCGTTGTAGCGATATGCCATTTCGTCGACAAAAGTATCATAACGTTTTTGAAAAACTTTTGTGTTTCGGTCATCAGGGCCATGCGCAGCCTCAACGGCGATTGCAGTTTTGCGCATACCTGCGGCAAGTTCTTTCGCCTCTTTGAGTGTCTTGCAGGCTTCCAGTGCGCGGATTGTTGTGTCAGTCATTGTTTTCCCTTCCTTGCTATATCCACACCTTGCCCCATTGGCGCAGGCATTGCAAGCACTATTTTGCCGGATAGGTTAAAAAGATTTGTTGCAAGGCTTGCCCCGATGGGGTAAATTGCAGGGGCAAACACGATAGGAGGAAAGTATGAATAAGCATACTGGCATCACGCCTGCGACGGGTTACAGGTCGCGAGCAAAGGCAAGCTACCGTAGGCATGTCTGGAAAGACCTAGCAAGGTTTTCAAAGCAAGGCGGGTGGGTGGTTATTATGCCAGCTCGCGGATGTGAGGAAATAGAAGCGGCGCTTGATGCAGGGGTTTGTATCGAGCAGATATTTTGTTTTGATGCATCGTCGGCGGTCATTGCGACTAGTGAGTGGCGCAAGAAATATCCAGAAATAAAATTCTGCACGTCCACTCTCGGCAATCTTTGGGATAAGATGCGAAAACTTGGCAAGCCGGTATCTGCAATAAACATGGATTTGTGTGGGACTGTGGCCGGTGAATGCGTAGACGAAATTTCAGATTTCTTGACGTCTGCTAAGTTTAGCAAACGGTTTGGTTTTGGAGTTAATATCGCAAAGGGTCGGGAGGGGCGGACGCTTTTGCGGGTTTTGCGTAATTTGGAAACAAGTGATTGGTTTGATTGTGACAGAATGGCGGCTCTATGGGCAATGCTTGACATTAAATGCAATCCTATGGGGGGGGCAGCGTTTCATGGAATTTCGCAGGGCTCATATCGTGAGAATAAAACGCCCATGTCGTGGGCTACTTTTTCTTGCAGAAGTAGGCGTCACGGCTATGCGCGAGAAAATTTTGTCAATGCTTGCAAAAAGGCAATCGCAGAAAATGACACAAGAAAATTTAACTATGTTACTGACCGCGAGCACCAAGCCCTTCTCTGCTTCGCAAAACGATCCTTAAACAATATAGATATTGAGCATGTTTGCCGTATTCACTCTGAGAAAATGGCCCGCCTCGCGCCGTTCGACTTAAAAGAGTTTAACCCAGAGAAGCATCGATAGCGCGGCCTAGCGTCTGACCCATCACCATGCTACACTTGCGGGGCGGCTTCGGTCGCCCCTTTTTCTATGGTGACGCATGGCCCGACGCCCGACGCAAAAGCAGCTTTATGAACGGCTCTTAGCCCGCTACTCGAAAGAGCTGGCGGACGCCTTTTTCGCGGCTATCCGAGAAGCTGCAAGCGGCGTGTCGTTTCGTCAATTGGTGGCGGCGATTGACAGCGGCAATGCGGCGCGTGTGGTGCAGGTGCTTGGGCTGGACGATGCGGCGCTATTCCCGGTCGCTGACGCGCTGCGCAACGCCTTTGTAGCGGGCGGTGCGTCCGTTTCCGAGATTGTGCCACGCGGCGCGCGCTTTGGCTTTGACGGGCGTCACCCAAGGGCAGAAGCGTGGGTAGCAGAACAAGCCGGAACCATGATCCAGAATATCACGGATGACACGCTGCCAGCGGTGCGCGCGGCGGTGCTAGACGGTATCGAGCGCGGGCGGTCTAGCGATGCAGTGGCGCGGGATATTGTCGGGCGGGTTGATCGCGTTACCGGGCGGCGCAAGGGTGGTATTATAGGTCTGCATGGTGGGCTAGAACCGCCAAACGCAGAATACCCATCTGGGAGGGTTAATGGGCAAGTTGGGTCAAGCTTTCGAGCGCGCGCCGAATTAGAGGATTTGGACAGCAACTATTTCAACCGCAAGCTACGGGATCGGCGGTTTGATAAGATGGTGCAGAGATCAATCGACAACGGCGAACCGCTATCAAAAACAGATATTGACCGGATCACGGGGCGCTATAACGACCGGATGCTAAAGTATCGCGGCGATATGATTGCCCGCACCGAGGCGCACGGGGCGCTTTCATCGGGGCAGCATGAGGGGTTCCAGCAGGCAATCGATAGCGGCAAGATCAAGATCGCGTCCAAGGCTTGGGTGCATAACAGCGCAAATCAGGACGAACGCGAGGACCATGTTAGTCTAAGCATGGCCCCGGCCATTCCATTCAATCAGGCG